TTTACCAATCCACGCATTATAGATTGCTCACTAGCTACAAATAAAGCTTCGGCTATGATTTCGTGATACAGTTCGCTTATCGTCGAACTTGTCGTTTCGTCAGCCATAATTTACTCCTTTAAGCTATTTGGTTAAGTTTATGACAGTCGGTTTGGAATCCCTTTCCTTACGATACTCTCGATAAAGTTCTTTATCAGATTGTTTTGTCATATCCAGATCACCCAAGTTTAACGGCTTTGAAGGAGATGGCCGAGCAGTATTTCCCACACTTCCACTACCAGCTGGGGTAGCATTTACAAAATGAGGATTTAAAGTAAGAAACTCGTTGACATATTCATCAACAGTTAAAAGTTCCCCTGTTCCATTATAGCGAGGTGTTCCATTATTTGCAAGAACTTCAACAACCCCATCATCGTTTAAAGATATATCTGATTTTAATAATTTAACAACTTGATCAACATTAACTGCCTTGTGCTTTGAAGCGCTACCGATTAATGCGTCATTGATTTTTAGTTGCTGTAATTGTCTTGATAAATCATTAATCTTTGAAGTTGATTCCTCTGCTTGTTGTTTTAATATTTTTTCAAAATCGCCCTTTTGAATTTGTTTTTGTTTCTCTAATTCCTTTTTCTCCTCCAATGCAGATTTGGCTATTTTCAAGTCATTTGTTCCCAACTGCTTATATAGTTTTTCTCGTTCCTTTGATATTCGTCTTGAAATTAAATCCTCAACTTGTTCTTGGGAATAGCTTATAGCATCCTCTTTTTGTTCTTCTTGTGGTGTGTCCTTTACTTCTTCTTTTACTTGTTCCATTTTTTCTTCTGTTTTAACAACTTCATCAGCCATTACATTACTCCTTTTAAGTTATATCCCTTATATCCCAATCTTTGTCAACAGGCAACCAAGTATGCCGACAGCGATAACCACCCCTTACAATAAAAGGATCGCCACTAGATTTACCAGACCAACTGCCTGTCCATATTGCTCTTATTTGTTTTTCATTATAAGTTCTTCCAATATGTCGCCTACAAAAATCTCTGGTTGTTCCCATAATCGTGCCTGTATATTTAAAATGTTTTAACCCAGCTTCCTTTGCCTTATGAATTGTAAATTGACCATCAAATTGCATAATGGAATCGTGTGCTAATTGCCCTGCGTGGCTTGACATTGGTTTTCCAGCCCTATCTTCCAATCCTGTTACCTTTCCTTTTATATCCTTAACCATATCCCTAAAGGAACGACCAGCGATTGCATTTTGATACACATTGCTTGATATGTCGGTTAAATATCTATTCGCTAAATCCTCAAAGCCACTAAATGATTGGTATTTTAAGGCATTAATGGTTTCCAAGTCTATTTTTGTTAGTGATTTAAACTTATCAGGAATATTCAAAGTTCCAAATTCATTTAAAAATTCATTAACGATTTTATCGTATTCCCTAATAATAGTATCAGCTTCGAATAAATAAGTTTCTTGAATATGTCGCTTAATATCTTTGCGTAATTCAATCGCTATTCGTGTTGATATTAATTCACCCTCTGTTGCACGTGAAATGGTGCTAATAATTTCCTCTTCAAGATTTTCTAAAGTTTTTTTTATTTGTGCTTCGTGATTATCAGCTAAACTTTCTAATAGTTCTTGTCTTGTCATTAGACATTATCCTATTCTTCTGCCAACTCTTGACCCTCGATTGCTGGTGTAGAGAATTGACCTATGGAGGTTGTATCTACATCTATTTCATTATTAATAACAGAAATAGTTTCATCATCATCTATAACTGCCGATACAATCTGTTTATCTATTTCCTTTGTAAAGGTATCAGATTTAATTCCACTTGCTTTAGCTTGTTGTAGGAATTGTAAATCACTAGCCCAATCCCTAATATCAAATGTATCTGGGTAATTTATTTCACCATCCCAAGTTTTATTTTGCCATAATGCGAATAATGACCATATTCCCTCTTCGGCATTTTCCAAATAATCTGCCTTTTCACTTAATCGAGCATTGAGCAGTTGAAACTCTGTTTGTAAGGCAATGCCACTAGCAACTTTGCTTTCAGTTGCCCTTACACTACCCATATGTGCAATCCTATCAATCGCCTCAATTTTATTATGAATACATTTCATTATGCCATCTAAATTCTGTCCACTAGGTTGAATAATATAGGGTTTTAAATTACTATCCATATCCTCTGGTATTTCAATGACACTACCAGCGCCAGCACTCGCCTCAACATTGGGAGTTTTAACTAAGCTAGGGTGATTGGATAATCGTATCAGTTGTTCCTTTTCTGAATAATCATTATAAATTGATTTTTGAAGTTCAGCGACATCAGATAAATCACTAATGCCTATTGGTCTTTTACTTGATCGTTGATTATATAAATTAACTGCTGGAATTTTCTTAATGGGATTGATTATTTCATCAATTAATTTTGCCTCTTTTTTGCCATAAGCGATATGATAATCCTTCACTTCATAAGTGCTTATGTCTTCTTCGGTGAATACTTTTATGATCGCCCTGTCCTTGTTGATGTCCTCAATAACGACTAATAAATCCAAATAAAATCTTCCACTTAATGCCCTTGAGTAATGCCAATTAACAATATTCTCTGGTGTATAAATTGAAACATAAGGTCGTATGCCTTGTTGTAATTCATCTGCTCTTGTTTTTGTATTAACTTGTGGTTTATCCACGATTGCCCAACAATTGCCATAAATACTCGCATTTACTTGCATTTCACGCATAATATTATTAAATTCTCTACCATCTAAATCTGTATCCTTTATAAATTCATCTAATTGAGGATCGCCTTTTAATGAGCCAAAATCCCTACTTGGTGGAACTCGCCATAAAAAGCTGGAATATATTTGAACGACATTTCGGCAATGATTATCAACAGGAGTAAATCGTACTCGTTGGTCGTATTCCTCTGGTGTTTCCAAAATATATTTGTGGAGGTAATATCCATTTTTATAATCTCTGCCACCAAGATAAGATCTAATATAAAATTCCCAATTATCTAAATGAGCTTTATATAGTTCGTGCTTTGTGGTTAAAAAATCTCTATCGTATATTGCCATCAACTCCACCTACGAGGCTTGTTTGGTTTAAATTCTCTACGCAAAGGGAAATTATATTCAATCATATATCCAAGAGCATCATTAAAATGATCATACCCAGAGTCCTTATCTGGTATATGTGTTCCCTCTTTGTATATCTGTCTTTCTATACTCTTAATCATATTCTTACAAGAATTAACAATATACAACGAGACTTGTCCTTTTGCATTTTTTAATTTTGAATTTACTGCATTAATTCTATCTCTTACAAGTGGTGCAGAATTTCGACAGAAAACTTCCAACCCAGCATTTTTTAATATTGCTAAATCGGTCATACCACCAGCAGAAGTTTTTCTTTGCCTTGCACTTGGATCGGGATAAATTTTAACTTTCATTTTATATCGTCTTTGTATTTCCTCAACAACCTCATTTGTATTGGAACTCCATATTTGTATTTCATCTATTATAAATATTTTATTATCTTCTATTACACAAACAATAGCACACATTGGATCAACATTAAAATCCAAACCTATATGAAGAACATTATAAGGTTTTTTATATTCATTGATCAAGTGTAATTTTCTGTCAAAACTATAATAAATCATTCCAGCATAATTAACAAAACTTGCCAAATATTCTTGTTGGAATGTTCGTTCATCCAAATCTGATTCAGCTTGTTCTATTTCATCTTTAGGAACTTGACCTCCATCTAAAGTTGTGAATTTAAAACTTTCCCATTCCTTATCTGATTGCCCTTTCACATACATATCATAAGCCCAATTACCAAAGCCTCTTGGAGTACCACAGAATAATGCGTGTCCTTGTGTATCGGATAATGTCGGTCTTAATACTTCATACCAAGCAGTCTTATCAATATCAGCAAATTCGTCCATCACAAGAAAGTCTAGTCCAATTCCGCGGAGTGAAGATTCGTTATCACTACCTCTCAAGGATATTGTTGAATTGTTTCGCAATGTCACAGTTAGGTCGCTATTGTTAGTTTCAGCAATCCAATTATGGACCCTTAATCTTTCCTTTAAATCAACCCAGCAAATACTTTTGGCTTGTCTATAAGTAGGTGCAACATACCAAACTTTCTTATTGGGGAAACGAGCAAATCGTGCCAATTCATTTATGGCTACAAAAGTCTTTCCAAATCTTCGCCCAGATATTAATATTCTAAATCTTGCCTTATTTGTAATAACATCTGCTTGTGGCTGTGTTAATCCCATAAGTAATCATTTTCCCATTAAAAAAACGCCTTAGGACGTTGTGAGGTCGTTTTTTAGATGTATGGTATGTGTTTATACCCTTGTTGTTTTTACTGTTCTTCGCCATTTCCTTCTATGTCATATGTCCAAGGTAGTGGCTCTTTTTCTTCTGATGATTCAACTTTATCTTTCATACCAAGATAATTCTTTGAAAGCCATATCATCATAGTTGTATTGCCCCTTATGGCTTTATCAAACATTACTCTACGCAGACTAATTTTGCCTCTGTCCCAACCTCTTTTTATAGGGGGGTCAAAATTCCTTTTTAATGTGCTTACAGAACACCCAACGAAAGCCGCAATCTCCTCTCTGGTGCATTGCATAGTTGCTAATTTCTCTAAATCAGCATCAGTAAATCGTAGCTTTTTCTTCGGTCTGCCAACAGGTTTTTTTTTAGGTTTCTTTCCCATAATCAATTTTATACCACATCTTTATTTAAAAGCTGACGCAATCTTTTGCTTTTGATTGGCTGAATTATCTTTAGGGGTATATCATAAGTTTGTTTTTTTATCTTTTCCCAATCAATGTCCTTTCTTCGTATTAGGGGAATATCATTAAAATCTTTCCAATTTTTTCTTATTTTAAAGTGTGGTCGCCCAAACTTATTTGTTAATGTGACTACTTTAGGCCACCTTTTCATTAAAATTTTAGTTCCTTTTAATCGTATATCTTTGTATTTATAATCGTCTGAATTTCCACCTTTCATTGTCATAGTTCGTTGTTTATCTATTATAAAAGCACGAGTTTGAATCGTGCAGTATTTATGGGATAGGGTTTGCAAACATAAGTCAACATCTTCATTCCATCTGCCCCTCCAGCGAAATGGCAAACTATTTAAAATCAACATACAAGAATATATATGACAATTCTTAATAAATGGTTTTAAATTTGGTTTGTTATGCGTAACTGTAAACATTGAATAATTAGGACCAGAGATACCTACATTTTCATATCTATCAGTAAAATCCTCAATAATACCTAGTGCAATTCCAGCATTAATCCCTATACGAAAACCTTTATTTGTTCTTCGCATTTGCCTTATATTATCATCAATCTGCCAATGCCTTTTAAAACCATTTTTTAATGAGTGTTCCCATATCCAATTTCTAGCAGTAATAACCCCTTCACTTGAATTATTATATGGCAAGACTAGAATATTTTCTTTTCCATATTTATTTGAATATAAATCCAATTCTTGTGGCTCAATTACTAATTTAAAAGGAACTTTATCTTTTATTAAAAAATCAGCAGTCAAACAGCAGTCATATCTATTTTTTGATGGGATATAAATAGGGTATCGAGGAATCATATTATTTTTTCCAAAAGACAGGGCGATTATTCCATAAATTAGTTTTCATTTTTATATATCCCTGTTTTCTTAATTCATTATTAAATAATATAGATGTTTTTTTAGGATTAAATAATTTTAACCACTTATCTTGATTGTCATAAGCGCTATAATAATCAAAATGACCTATGGCTTTTGGGCCAAATGCATTAGCTGTAAATATAATTCTAGGTTGTAATATATTTAAAATTTCTTTTAGGTGTTCTATTGGCTCAAAAAAATGTTCAAAATATTCAGAGGCAAAAACAACATCAATCGGTTTATTAATCTCTTTTAAATCAGAAATTATTATAAAATTATTTTTAATCGCTAACTTTTTCAAGAAATTCATCTGTATTGTATTTTCTAAATTTGTACCAATAACTTCTGAATCTGAAAAAATCTGTTTTAAAGCAATCGTTGAATATCCAATACCACAACCTAAATCTACAACTCTTTTTACATTACCGATATTGGCCATAATGCCACCATTCGACATAGATTTATCTGAAATTATTTTTAATAAATATTTTCTTGAACAATGTACCCAACAAGCCCATAATTCAGCTAGGTAATCATTTTCATTATAAACTCCATAATCAACTTTCTTTTTTTTAATGGAATCATACCATCTGTCTTGTAAGTTCTGTTGTTGTTTAGAATATTTTATTATTTCAGAATAACTAATATTTAATTTTTTTTTTGTTATTATTTCATAATAGAGGGAAAATACCTTAAATGCTTCTTTTGGTTTTTGTTCTAAAATAGGAACAAACATTTAATTTCCATTGATACATCTTTTACATACAGGATTTTCTCGCCACCTATTTTCTTTATGCATTAATTTTAAGTTTTTCATTTTATCAGAGTTCCACGCACTTTTTAAAGTCATATTTTCTATATTGCCAAGTGCTAATTTTTTTCCACCCATTTTACAGCAAGGCAGAATATCGCCTTGATGGTCCACAACTAGCTGTTTAAATGGGAAAGTACAGCCCTCTGTTTCCTTAACTTGATCTTTAATGGTTAATCCACTATCCAGGTCAGGTAAGTCATTCATCTTTTGAAAAGCAATCATATCAGCTTTATCTTCCCAAAATTTTTGAAAATCCTCCTCCTCGTGTATGTTTATGGAGTTTCGTAAAAAACTAACTCTAACAAGCGGATATTTTAATTTTCGTTTATTTCGTTCTTCTATGAAATCTAAAATATTTTTTACCACCATATCAAATTTTCCAGATAGTCTTTGCTTGTTATATGTTTCAGATGTTATAGCATCTACTGAAATAAATATTTTTGTAATACCACAACTCAACATAGAGTCTCGTCTCTTGGCATTCAATAAAGTTCCATTCGTAACCATATAAACATTTAAAATTCCAGCAGATTTTGCATAATCAATACATTGTTCCAAGTCTTTTCGGAGCATTGGCTCATTTATATAATTTAATTTCAACCCCTTAATGCCAAATGCAACTGCCCCATCTATTAATTTTTTATATCGTTCTATTGGAATTAATGTATTTGGTCTCTTGTCGCCATATCCGTGTAAGCAAAAGGGGCATTTCATATTGCAACCCCCATTAAGTTCTATGTCAAGTTGAACAGGACTCTCTAATTCTTCAAATTTCCCAGCTTTTTCGTAATTTGTTCTAAATAATTCCCAATCGTGTGAATCAATTCCTGCAGGGCATTCCTCTAATAATTTTCGATTGCGTATATCGTGAAAAAAACTCATTTTTCCTGTTCATATTTAACCGATTTCAAATCGTCTCTTTCCTCTTTAGGCCACCAAACAGATTTTGTTTTTTCAGTAATTTCTAAACCTATTTCCTTTTGAAAAGCTAATTTATTTTCCATTGTCCTAAAGTGAATCGTTATATTTGGATATTTTTCTGTGTTTTCAAATTCTGGCATTCCCAACCATTCTTTTGCTTCATCAAAATCTTTTATTTCGTCTCTTGGTCTTGTGACATAGGCAAGATTAGCCAACATCATTTCGTCATATCCTGTTCCCAACAAATCTCCATCTTCCATAATTTCCTTTAATATTTCGGACAGTTGTCTTTCGTTTGTTTCTCCCAAATGTGAAACTTCATTATCAGAAGCCAATAATTTTATGGCTTTTGGACTAGTTGATTTAATGGGGAGTTCAATTACAGGTATAGATTTAAGTTTTAATTTCCGACAAGCCTCTACAACTCCGTGACCAGCCAATATAGTATTATCTTTGGCAATAACAATATTCCTATACACTCCATTTTCTTCTATGGAACGACAGATGTGTTGGATTTGATCTTCTGGGTGTGTTTTATAGTTTCTAGGGTGAGGTTTTAAATCTTCAATATTTCGAAATTTAACTTTATCCTCATTATTTAATGTTTTTTCCATCAATGAATTGTTGGCATTTCTGTATATATGGGCTCGTTATCATTTTTAACTATCTTTGCCAAATACATTTTCGCCTCGTCTTCTGTCTCAAATCCAGAAATTTGAATAAAGGCAGAGTGCTTCCCTTCCTGATCTTGCACAGTAAAAAACATTTTCATTAAATCATCTTTTTCAAGTTCCATATATTTATCTTACAATAAAAGAAAAAAAGCCACCAGCGAAAAAAAAACTAAAAAACTAGTGGCTAATTATAATTATAACGTCAAGCACCAAATAATCTTTCCACAATTTTCTTACCTTTTAGAGTTAATTTAGCTTCTTTCATACGACCATCATATTTATTTGAAATATGATTTTTAGTAATCCAACCTTTTCCTTGTCTTATTTTTTCATTATCTTTAATTTTATCAGAAGATAACATCATACAATTCCTTGAAACAATATATCTTTTCAAGTTATACTTAGATTGAATGTCTGAAAGAAGAACAGGGGTAGGATAGTTTTTCCATAACTCATACATAATAGTACATTGAGGAATGGAAATAGTTCTTTTACCTTCTTCTGTTTGAAGGTTATTTAGTTTTAGTAAAAAGTCGTCAAGCATATTTTCCTTTCTGATTGTGACCTTATCGATATTTATAATATAAGAAGCATTATTAAATTGTCAAGTTTTTTTTTCACGTGAAACGCGAACC